CTCCTATGGTAGTTATCTTTTAATCCTTGAGTTCCAGTTGTTGTTACACCTCTTGGAGCTCTATCATGATGACAGTTTGGATTACCATTACTACATTCAGGTCTAGGCTGCCATCCATCAGGATTAATTAATGACCTAATATTATTACTCCAAATATCTGTAGGCTTGGCTCTACTCTCACCATATTGACAATACCAAACTGTTGCTCTGTCTAGACCTTCTACTGCATTTAGTTTTCTTAGCTTTCCTCTAGGATTTTCTATATACCAATACTTTGGTTCTAATGCTTTTATTATCTCTACAGTTTTGAAAACATATGCTAATCCCAAACATGCCTTTGAGTTCTTAGGAGTGTTATTAAAATTCCAATTACTTCCAATTCTCATAACAGAAAAAGTAGTACAAGGAGGACTTGCCCAAATTATATCAGGTTTAAATGGAACTTTTTTTACATCAAAGTCTAGAATGTTTACAGCATAGTCTATTCCATCAAATTCTTTATAATCTGATCTAAATGTTTCACATCCTAATCTCTCTGCCTCTTTTGAAAAGGTACAACTCCCTGCAAATAATTCTAACACTTTTGGTTTACTCATAGTTCCTCATTCTGTTTTTATTCTTTTCTAATGGTCTTAGATTAGTAAAGTGATTTATTAATTCAAAGTCTTGAACATCATGACATCTAAACAATTCTATCTCATGGTCAATTTCCCAGTAAGCACCATAATTATTCCAATTCATTTTATCATCAAACTTGCTTTCAATGTATTTTACTAAATACTCTTTAGAACAACCTAGAATATCACCATAGCTTTTATTAGTAATTATATTTCTTTTCTTTTTAAACTTAGATGCTCTTGACATTACATTTTTATACATTCTGTTTACTGGATTCTTTCTTACCTTTTGTGTAAACTCTCTATTGTATTTCCTGACATGTTCTCTGTTATTAGAGGTCCAGGCTTTATTGTAATTTCTTTTACAATCTTTGCATCTATTATCTAGTCCATCTTTGCTACTTGTTTTATTGTGAAACTCTGATACTGGTTTCTCTATATCACATCTGCAACAAATCTTCATCATCTATCCTGCCTTTCCAGTAAATATAAAAAATAAAAAGTTAATTATCAATACACTCCACAAAACAAACATTGGAACTCCATAGCATAAATACCTGAGTATTCTTTGTTGGAACTCTATGTCTTTCTTTGTAGTTCTTAGATAATATCTCAGATCTTCTTTTGGTATGTAATGTTTCATAATTCTATGTTTATATAATATTGATCTAAATCAGCCTCTTGCATAAACCATTCCTCATAAATCTCTAAAGCTCTTTTAACTTTTGCAGCACCTTTTAAATAAAACTCCTCTGTTACTTGTGCATATCCAATATCTAAACTTCCTTTATCTATTATAATGAACCCCATCTTATTTGGCATTATATCAAAAATCTTACAGTAAAGAAATGCCTGAACATCATAACCAAATTTGTCTGCTGAATATTTCCATCCTTCAATATTACTTGTAGACTTCAAGTCATACATTGTAGAATTGTTTCCTAAAATATCAGCCTTTGCTCTAAAAGGAAATTTAAATCCACCATCAAATGAAATCTCATCAACTTCTGCAACTTCAAAATCAGAGTTGTTAAGTTTCTCTAAAACCATTTCATTCCTTAATAGAGCATCAGCCAATCTTTCAGCATCATGTTTTTCTTTCATTGTAAATACCTTGCCATGTTCAGCTACAGCATCTTTATATTTTTTTGTGTTCTTACTCTGGACATCAATAAAAATTTGTTTCTCAAAGACATGAGGTTCTAGCACACAAGTATGCATAAGCCATCCATCCCTCAGAGCTTGAGAACTTGGAGAACCATATTTCATTATATTTCTATATGTCTTTGGTGATGATAATAGGTTTTTGATTGAACTTGAACTAAGGCAATATTTGCCTAAATAATTATAGTAAAAGTCATCATCATATGCTTTTGTAACTAACTCATCTTTGTCATAAGTTATGCCATCTAGTAGTGTAATTTTCATTCTTCTAATTTTAATTCTATGTTAATATATAATGTTGTATGAGCTGCATGATAATTCTTTGAAACTACCTGACCATACAGATCCATATTTTGAAAACTAATTAATACATCCTCATACATATTTGGTAATGCATCAAAATTCATAAACATAAAGTTTATCTGATCTATAAATAGTCCTTCTAAATCTTCTTGTGCTTGATGATATATTGAACTATCCTCTAAGAGAAGATCTACTGACAAACTAATCTTTTTTGTGTTCTGCTTTCCTAGCTCTCTCAACTGCTCTTATTTTATCACTTCTGTATTCATCTATACTTAGCATTAATAAATGCCTATCATTTTGTAACTCATTTACATAAAGTTCTACATTAATCATAGCCTCAGTAAACCTTTTTAGGTTTTCATTATTAGGCTGTGATTCTTTCCATTTAAGTAATTCTTTATTTATTATCTCAGTATTTACTAGATATTGTAAATCTTTTAAGTTGTCTAGTTTTTTACTGACTAACTCTCTATCAAAATCCTTAGCCTGAAATGTTGTATTGAAATCTATATTTTTCATAATCTTTAATGTCTTTTTCTTTAACTTTAATTATTACATCTTTATTACCTTCTCTAGTATATAAACAATGATAATCTGATTTATGCTTACATACATCTTTGAATCTTTTAATATACTCAACTAATTGTAATCTATCATAGAAAACATAAGTATTAATATCTAAATATTCTATAACCATATACTTAGCTTTCCCCATCAAAGAACCTGGACCTCCCCATACATTTGTTTTCTCTAACCATATAGCATCTGTATTTTTATCTCCTTTTAAATCTACTGGTGTAAAAGCTCCTACTATAAAATCAACATGGTCATATTTGTCTACATCATAAGATGTTTTTTTTGCACCTAATCCTATCTTATTCATAAACAATCTAAACCTTTCCTCAGCCTCTGATCCTTTCTTCCAATTTTTTTTGTTACTATAACTCTTTGGTCTGAATACCATTTGCAAAAACTTTCTTTAAATCACTTATCCAGTTATTTATTACATCAATCTTTTTAGCTCCACCACATCCACAAGGTATATTAAAGTTGTGATTAAAATACTTTGCATGTAATTCATAAACTACTTGAAGGTCTTTGTCTCCAAATCCAGTTTCCATTACTATTAAAAAATTCTCAAATGATTTATAATCTATTTCAATCATCTGTTGTTTTATTTGTTCCTTATAACTTCTTAATGCCATCTTTTGTAATTATATATTTGTTTAACTTATCTTGCCTTTTATCACATCCACAATCTTTATAGCCAAATAATGTAGCTATCTTTTTTGCTATTGTCTTTCCATAACCAAAGGTTATTTTTCTTATTATCTTTTCTACTAAATCTCCTAATTTCATAATCCTATTTTCTTCTTTAATAACTTCTTTACTTTAGTGTATGTGTTATACAAACTAATATATGTAATAGTAGATTTTCTACTGAGTTCACTAATCTTAGTTCCACTTGCCACTATCTCAAATACTTTTTGGTCATACCAATGTAATTTTTCAAACTCTTGATTGAATCTTTCCTCCATTTGTTTAAACTCAACTTGCTCTGATCCTTCAATGTTTTGTAATATTTCTGTTCCAATATAACTAACTTTGTTCTGTTTCTTTTTAAGTTGTAAAAACATTGTGTAAAGAATTTTCCAAATGTAATAGTAATTAAGAGAATCATCTTGTCCTTCTTGTTTATAAATTATATCAGTTCCTTTTACATTACAGATGTGATGCAATTTTAAGTACATCTCCATCACTACATCTTCAGCAGTTGATTCATCTAATCCAAATGACTTTGTAATGTTTAGCCAAGTTTTATGTTTTTGATATGCCTTCTCCAGTATGTTCATTCATTAATTCTATCATATTATCTCCTTCTATACTAAATCCAACATTATTGATTAGACTTCTAATGCAGACTGGTGCTGAAATACTTGTGGGCATCATTCCAGTATCTGTGTCTTTCACTTTTCTGACATGCAATTGTGTTACCATCCAATCAAGACTATGATAAATATATCTATGAATCACAACAAAATTATCACACCTATTTCCAGTCTTACCACCACCTTCACAATCACTCATCATTGGTGGAACTGGATGTCCTGAATATTCATGATTAGCACCATGCAATCTTCTTAAACTTTCTGTTACTGCATGAACTGATAACCATAATGAAACACCAGTTTTATGACAAAACATTCTCATGTCTGACATTACCTTATAATCATATTCATGTATTCCTAAACTTCTTGCTAAATCTCTATCTCTTTCTAAAGCATTATATGGATCTATAAAGAATCCCTGATAATCCCAAGACTTTTTAATACTTGTACCTAAGTCTAATAATTGTTTGTATGTATATTGTTCATCTATAGATATAAATTTAAAATGAGAATCCACCCATTGACTTCCTTCTTTCAACTTTTCCTCATCAACTTTGTTAATGGGCAAACCCTCTTTATATTCTATTATTTTTCTTACTATTGAATAAGGTTCATTTTCTGCTGTGAAAACTAGAAACCTTAGATTGTGTTTCAAGGCATACATAAACATTAAGTAAACTACAGTATGAGTTTTTCCTACATTAGAATGTCCTAAGAAAACATTAAATGTGCCTTTTTTAAATCTGAAATATTGGTCAAATGATTTGATACCTAACCCAAGACCTTCTTTAATTTTTCCACTTCTAATGTCATGGATTTTATTAAGTTGGTCTTGAATTTTTAGTATCATATTTATTTATTTTAGAATGGGACTTCATCCAAATCTCTGTCAGGATTATGGTCAGTTGTTGTTACTTTTTTTTCAGGCTTAAATTCTGAGAAAGGTAGATAGTATTTTCCACCCTTACTTTTTAAAACATCCATATTAAGATAGTCATTATTTTTCTTAACAAATTCTTTTACATATGGATTGTCTAGAAACTCTTTGAATCTAGTAACATTTAGCCTTTGCTTTATAATTACAAAGTCTTGTGGAGATTCATCCACATAAACTCCTGCAACAAAATCAGGTTTACTCATATTATTTATTTATTATTGGTTTAGTTATTACTTCTGTATAGATGTATTTAGCAACCTCTGTTGCTTGTCTAATCATCTTTCTTTGTCTAGCTGAGAATATGACTTCAACCTCTTGTGTTTTGCCATTCTCATCTTTTTCTTTTTTATTAGGTTCATCATATTTTTGAAACTCCTCAGAGAAAACTAATGAACTAACATTATTCCAACCAACACTTCTAGCAATAGATTCTTGTTGAGTCATATTACTTGATGATTGATTTTTAGCTGTATTATTATTTGACATTTTATTAAAATTTTGATTATTATCTTCTCTTTCTATTTTAGCAAATGATTGCCCTTCCTTTTTATAGGAGTATCTAACTTCATCACCTTGTTTAAATGATTCAATAGTCTTTTTAGACTTAGCTAGAAATTCAGGTTTTTCACCATTGTTAAGATGTAGCTTATATTTTAAAAAGGTTTGTTGCCCATTTGACCACTCCCCTTGTTCTTCTACAAATTGTATTGTACTTACTTTAATATTTGTGGATTCCATCATAATTTAAATTTAGATTAAGATTGTTATTATTTTTTTCCTCTTTTGATTCATAACTAGACAACTTTATTTTTTGCATTGTAATAGTATGATTAAGGTCTTTAGTTTCTCTAATTAAACTAGAGATTTCCTCATAAGATTTTATGAGTTCAGATCTGAGTTGCTTTACTTCTAAAGTAAGCTCCTCTATTTTACTGTCTTTAGCAGTAGGTTCTTCCCCTTTTTTTCTAAATATTGCCATTGTAAATGTTTTTTTCTACTACAAAAGTATAATAAATTATAATACAATAAACCTATTTCAACTTTTTTTTATAAAATTCTATCTTCTCAAGAAGATCCTCTAGAGATAACTTAACAGTTTGCTTAGACTTTACAAGTAATTCTGAGGCTTTATCAGTATCAAATTTTTTATTAAGAAACAAAGCATATTTATATTGTTCCCCTTGATTAAAAGTGTTGCACTTTGCACATTGGCTGTGACAGTTATCCTCATCCCATCTTGTTGCAATATGTCTCCTACTCATAAAATGCCCACAATGAATCTGTTTAATAGGTAATTTGTTGCCACAAGTACAACATGTACAAATACCTCTTTTGTCTGCATCTCTTTGCCTTATATAAAGGCTGAATATTCTATCTAGTTTTTTAATTGCTGACTTCCTTGTTAGTTTTCTTGGCATTAAATAAAGGTATAAAAAAAACCCCAACTAAAAGTTGAGGCTTTTCCAATTTTAAAAATGAAATATACTACAAACTATATCCTAAAGATATTAAATAATCTTTATTGATAATAACTTTGTTTTGATTTACTAATGCAGTTATTTTTTCTTGCACTTTAGGTTTCATATAATCTAGACTAGAGATAGATTTAATACTCTTATTTGCCCAAGAGATACATCTATATGCACCTTCTTTTTCCCAACTACCTTTTGAACTTTCTATGATTATACCTTGTCTAAAAATCTTTTGATTTTCTTTTTCTAAACAATGATTATCTACTGCTGTAACAAGCAAAGATTCTAAATCCATTGTATAGCTATAAAAAGAACCATCTTCTTTTTTTATGTCAGTTACTCTATGTAAATCATCCTTATTTATAGTATCAAATATAGCATGAATTGTATAATCATATGCCCATTGTATGTTACCATTAACTCTTTCAATTTCTGTATATGTGTTTATGTCTAATTCTCCACCATATCCACCCTCTACAATATCACAAACAAGTTTGCCTTTATAATAAATGTCTGCTGAGAAAGCTATTCCATCCCTACCCTTGCATTCTGAGTATTTCTTGATGGTAATGTTGTTTAGAAATTCTTGTTTTGTTAGTGATTTCTCTACTAATTCAGGTTGTAATGTGTTATTTTTCATATTTTTATTTTTAATGGTTATTTAATCATTTAATCTTATAAAGTGTTTTAGTAATTCCTCTAATTTAAAATGTATTTCAGGAGAAATATCTCCAGATTCTAATTTATAATCCTCACTTAAGGATTCAAAATCTATGTATTCTATTAATTCTTTTTTATTTTTCATAATAATTTTTTAAAGTTTAAGTCATAAAGGTAACATTTATTTACAAATAAACAAAAGTTATCTACAAAATATTATAATACACTATATTTAATGTATTATATATATTATATATTAATATGATAAGTATATTATAATAATAGTATATATTACTTATAAATATATTATAGCTTCTGTATCTTTTCAAAAGACCTTCCACCAAAATAAGCTCCAATAATAAGTAAGAGGATCTGATTTATGCTGTCCAGGTTATAATCTAAGAAAAAACCAATGGTGTATACTATTGTAAGGAATACTAATGTTAATGGTCTAACATTTTTTGAAAGCCAACTATCTGAAAGGTTATCTGATTCCCATCTCCTAGTCACAGCATCCATTTCTTCAATGTCCATTCTAAGCATCTCTAAGGCTATATCTTTATCCTTTTGAGCTAGTGTATCATCTTTTACAATAAGTTGTTTTAATACACCAAGAAATCCCTTATTTGGTATGCTTTCTGCTACTGTCTGAAACACTCCTGACTTTCCCAGTAGAAACTGACCTAGTTTTGTTTCCTTGAACTTCTTTTTGTTTTTCTTTTCTTGGCTCATAATGCTTATAACTTACTAGACCAGTTTTTTCATTCATAAAACTCTCTAGAACTTGTTTTCTATTCTTACCCTCTACATAAGATACATGCACCCACTTAGGAGAATCTTCTCCAAACTCCCAAATCAATGTATCAAAGTCTAAATTATCTTTAACATAATCAAATACTTCTTTGTTAGAAATAGATGTATGATCCATATCAATATCTATTGCTTGTCCAGTCATATGAACACTTGTCTTACTAGCAAATTTAAGCACACTATTAAGCCTTTTTGATCTATACATGCTAGAAACATATACTGGCTTGTCAAAATGGTCTCTAATAGGCTGAAATATCTTCTCTGCTGTTACCTTTAAGTTCTCTAAGTGTTCTGTTGTAGGTTTGTTATCTATTCCTACTCTCTTTGCAGTCTCTGATCTTACTGCCTCTGCTAGTGTTAAGTTCTTGCTTAATTTCATTTATTACATTTTAATCTTACTAAGCCACTTATTCCATGCAGCAGCTACCATGTTGTTGAAAGTTTCTAATTTGTTTGCTAAATATCTTAATATTCTTACCATATTATTTCTTTTTTTGACTTTTTAGTAATTGATTAATTTTTATTATTGTATAGATTATAGTTGCTAAGATTAGAACAGTTTGAAGTCCTTCATTAATATCTGATACAGTAATTACATATACTGCTACTCCTAATAATGTTGGTTCAAAATCTAAGCTCATTTTATATTAATTTTTAAATTGATTATTATATATAGTTAAAAGCATAAAAATTCCAAGAACCTGCACCATTTTGATTGAGTTCTCTTTTAGCATAACCACTACCACAATATTGTGTCCCTACATTACAGAAAGTTTCATTAGAGTATCCACTACCACTTTTTCCAGTTAATGTTCTTCTAGTTGAAGCATTACCTGCTGGTAAACTATACCAGTTATGACTAGCTTGTGAAGTAATACCATATCCAGTTGTACAACCACCTATATTACCACTCATGTTTGATCTTTGTTCAGTAGTAACACCATCTGTTCTCCAAGCCCAATATCTAGTAACATTTGGACTTGATGCATATCCTTCCCATGCTGCTGCCCCAGTATGTGTCATTGACCTAGAAACTCCTCCACTTAAACCACTCCAACCATAATAAACATGATTATAAGATGAACCACAACTTGATGATAGAGTTGCATTACAACTTAAATTTCCTGCACCTGCTGCCTCAGAACCCCATAAATTTTGTGCAGAACCCCATCCAGTTGAATAACTAACTGCTGCTAATGTTCCTTGTGATTTCATGCTACTTATAGTCTCTGTAAATCTTGGAGGTGATTGTGTGTCTCTAACTACTGCCCATATTCTGTATGTAGTTCCACCACTTAAACTTGTGAATTGTTGTGAAAAAGTAAATGATGTAGAGTTTGTAGTACCATCATCATAAAAAGTATTACTTGTAGCTGTTGTAGATGTGCCAAAATACCACCCTCTTTGAACTGTTCCACCACTTGGATTGTTAAAAGTTGTTGAATTAACATCCATTCTTGTATCATAAACATTTGAAGTGCTTGGTGTACCTGATGTTGTAGGTTGCTCATAACTTACATACCCATAGAACTCCTGCATAGTATCAGGAGGAGTATCAAACCCTGCATCATCTGCTAGAGTTCCTAAAGATACATTTGAATCAGTATTATTACCATTTACTTCTTGGTTTATATCTGCTCTTAATCTTAATTGTCCTGAACTTGGTACTGCCATAGTTTAATCATTTATAAGTTTTTCAAATCCTTTTTTATTTTTAATCCAATCATAACAGTATTCTATTAGGTTTTTACCACCTAGATATAAGTCATCTATGATTATCCATTGCATTTCATCAATTTCATGTATTGGTTTATGGAATTTATCTTGTCTTAAATCTTTAGAATCATAAATACAATATCTAATATTTAGCTTATATCCATTTTTGGTTTCACCTCTTTCTGCTGATTCAATCTCACCAATTATTTGACCAGTTTCATTATCAACTTCCTCAACAATTCTATCATAATCATCTAAATGAATAGCTGCCATTTTAACTAATACATAAGCATCCTCAATAACCTCACCCTCTTTTTGAATGTATGGGTATTGTTCAATTGTTTCTTCAGTCCCATCAGGTCTTTCAACAGTTTCATATATTGGATTATCTGTATCTTTGACCAATTCATATAAAGTAATTTTCCCTATTAAAGCCATATCTTATTTATTTATTACAATTATTACATTTATCACTTAATTCCTTAACAGCTTCAATTAACAGTCCAATAAGACCATTATAATCTACTGCTTTAAAGCTATCCTCATTTTTAAGGCTATCAACTTCTCTTACTAGCTCAGGCATTACTTTCTCTAGCTCTTGTGCTATTATACCACCTGATCTTTTATCTTCTCTATCTATCCAGTCAAATGTTACACCTCTTAACTTGTCTAACTTTTCTAATGGATTTTCAATTACCTTAACATTTTCTTTTAATCTTTCATCAGAAGGAGTAGTTGTAGAGTATGCAATGACATCCCCATCAAAATGACCATCCCCATTTGCTAAAAATCTAAATTCATTACTGTTGTTAATGAAAAAATCTATTTGACTATTGTCAGTAAAACTAATGTAGTCTGTAGAATCTAATCCAATATACTGGACTGCTCTAAGATCTGATGCAACTTTGTCTGCTGTAACTGAATCATTAGCCAGTTTTGCAGTTGTAATGTTTGCATCAAGAATTTTTGCAGTTGTAATATTAGCATCTAATATTTTAGCTGTTGTAATATTAGCATCAAGTATCTTAGCTGTAGTTACTGCATCATTTGCAATAGTTAATGCAGTTGCACCAGTAACATCACCAGTATGTGTTTGATTGTAAAGATTAGTAGTTCCTTGTGATAAGTCATCTGAATCTGCTGCTGCTAACTTAGTATCAAAGTTACTATTTGCTCTAGCTGTAGTAAAATAAAGATTGGAACTTCCTTCTGTTAAAACATCTGTTGTTGAATTTGTTTCATCTATTAACTTAATCCAGTTACCTGCATGTGCAAAATATCCTTTCCCAGTTCCATGTACATGTGCAAACATACCATGATAAGTTGATGCACTTGGTAAATCACCTTCTGTAGAAAATACATTAGCATAGTAAATTTTACCAGTTGTAGTTATGTTATAAGCTCCTCCTGCTAAGTTACCCCCTAATGTTGGTGATGAATCTTCTGATACTGCATTAATTGAAACTGCCTGAACTCTTGCATCAGTATAATAAAGATTTGTGTTCTCTGTTATTGCTGAGGTGTTTAAAGTTATGTTTGCTGTTCCATCAAATGCTACTCCTGATATGTTTCTTGCAGTTGCTAAAGCTGTAGCAGTTGCT